TTTTCTAAAAAAACGACTTCGTGAGAGCCGTTTTAACACATTTTAAAAGAGGTAGTTATATAATAGTACCTCTTTCATTTTAAACTAGCTTGTAGCGAGTTTTGTATGAATTTCCTTTCTTTTTGCCTCAAATTCGGCTTTTGTAAGTTCTTTAGGATTCACTTTAGTTTTAAAATAGTTCTCTGTATCGTAAACTGACTGCACGAAAGTTGTCCCATATAACATCAACATTCCTAATTCTTGTAATCCAGCTTCCATTCCAAAATTATCCTCGAAGTACCAAGTTACCTTCTTATCTATTCCCAAGCCCTTTGCTGTATTTAAAGCCACTATATTTGCAACCATAAAGGCAATGTCTTTATCTCTGCATCTTTGTCTGTGATGCTTGTCTCCTACTTTGTAATCAAAGCCATAATCCAGCACTTGTGTTTTTAAAGTGTCTATAAGTGCCATATAATCTTGGTATTCTCTTTCGTTGTCTAATAACCAAAGCCCCTTCTCTTTATCCCAATTTAGATACTTAGAATTTCCTTGCGGTTTCGGAACAACTATAATTTTTTTATCTTTTATAAACTCCCCATCCTCTAACTGCACATCTATCCCAACTCTAACTCTTTCTTCTCTTGTCATTTCCATTAGTTCATTATTCTTGATTATTGGATATTGAAAATTCTTATCTGTTATGAACATATCATCAGTATATTCAGGAAAATAATTAAGTGGATTATTTTTAACATCTTCTAAACTGTTGGAATATACTGAATATTTTAATTCTATGCCTTTATAAAAATTTATTGTTTTCATTTTTTATTCCTCCTTTCATTTTTTATTAGGATACTTATTTCATCATAAGTGAATCTGTATAGATTGGAAAATTTCTCTAAATATGAATTTAAAAACAACTGGGAACAAATTATAAATTGCGATTCTATGTCTGCACAAATAATAACTGTGGGAAATATACTTGTACAAATTCTTACATATAACTTTAATAGAAAAATAGGTAAAACTAGACTAACTTTTCCAAAAACATTTAGTGCAACACCATTTGTTACAATAACTGATAACGATAGTGCTGTAGCTAGTACAAGTTTAGATTATGCAATAGGATGGAGCACAGCCTCATATGTAGATATTAGTAACGTAGTAGGTGGTTTTACTATGCTTTCAATAGGTATAATTTAAAAATAATATAATAACAATTACTCATTCTACTGTTACAAATTCTACAGCAGATAATAATTTTATCGCACAAATTTTATCTGTAAATAGTTAAGTTAAATTTTATTTTAAAAAAGTTGTTAATTGCCCCATAAATGTATTTTTAAGGGGTACTTGATTATTAGTAGAGTTAACTATTAAAACATTGTTAACTATACTAAATTGCCCACTACTTCCATTATTTCCTGTTATAGCTGATACTGTATCGTAGCAATCATAAGGTAAATTGCATATATATCTAGTTCCATAGTTTAATTGTTCTACATTGTATGTAGATGCAGCTATAAGAATTAACCTACCATACCGACAGATAGTGAATTTAACACCAGTAGGTGTTGAGTATAGTTCCTGAATTTTAAAAGTTGACAAATTTTCCAATCTCTCTAAAATTGATCCATTGTCAAATGGAATATAATTATTAACATTTGGAGATATATCACTATTATTATTTTTACAAATATATAGCTTTCTTGTATTATTATCCCAATATGCTTTACCAGATGTTTTTAATCCTGGTTCATTTAATATCCCACCATAATCTTTCCCCATCATTTGAGTAAATTTATTTCCTTCTAGTACTGTATTTTCTTGAGTTCCATACTTAACAATTCCATACTGCTCAGCTGAAGCATAATTAGTTTTATTAACTTTTTTACTCATCTCTTCATTGAACTCTTGATGTGTTATATAACTATGTAAATCAATCTTAGCATCTACTTTTGAACCACTTGTAATATTGAAATAAAATACTAATACAAAAGAGTGGGGACTATCTTTCATTAGTGGAATATAATCGTATTTATCTCCAGCATTTGCATATGCATAAAGAATTTCTTCACCTTCATTTCCTTGTGCGTAGAGTCCAACCTCTCTGAATATTTTGTCTTCTCTTAGTTCAGCATTAGAAAACTGAACTTCTATAGCTACTATATTTTTTTCATCTCCTTGTATTTTACAGCTAGTTACATTTGCTGTTCCCCATTCTTCCTTTACATCAGTTAAGAATCTAATCTCATCATTTGAAGTTATTGAACCACTTCCTAACTTTGCTTTTGTAAAAGTTAAAGTTTCAGATAAGTTTCCATTTATCTTTGCTTGAAGTTGTTCACCTTTTTTTGTTAGTTTTAAGCCTTCAAAATAACTCATTATGTAGTCCCTCCTATTTGAATTATCTTAGTAAATCCTATCCCTTGAGCTATATTCAATTCTGAATTTATCCTCATAGTTTGATCTAGTTTAAAATCAGCTTTTATCTCAATTTTTTTCATACTCTCAACTATTGATGAGTAGTATTTATTACTTTTATTATTGATTATTTCAAGTTCCCAATACATTCTTGCTCCAGCCTCACACACTTTATTCAGATCAGGCATTTTATTTATAACTTTCAAGTCATCAACCATATTTACTTTAAATAGTTGGCTAGCTACCTCTTCAAAAGGTCTTGTTTTTAATTTTGTAACTTCTTTATTAGTAAGTTCCCTAGTTAATGAAAGTAAAAACTCCGTATTGGGTAATCCATCAAGTGCCATTTTTTTAATAATCAATGCTTGTCTATAAGTCTCATCATCTCGACCACTTCTCTTTTCATCATATCTTTCACCCATAAAATCTAAGAATATCCCTGAACATTTTAATAATGATGTTTGATTTTTTAAATTTTCTATTAAGCTATCTATATATTCAATAACAGGCTTCAAAGTTTTATAAAATTTTATTGTATTTTCTTTTTGAAAATACAAAGGTAAACCCTTTATAACTTCATCAATCATGATATTCTCCCAGCACTCTTCGGTATTTCATTAAAGTTTAATTGAATTGAATTACTCCAAATAAGAGTATTTTTTTTTCTAAACTTTAAGTCAAAATCTGTATATTTATAGTTTTTATTATAAAGATACTCATATAAGAATGTCCCATTTGATAGTAAAGCTCCTATTCCAGCTTCATTAATATAGTCATCAATTAAATTTTTTATTTTTAATTCATCAGCACTTTTTATATCTAATTTATACTCAATATCTGCTTGAGCAGGTCTATCAAATCTTATAGTTTCAAAATGATTAGGCACAGATGTTGGAACATTTACGACAACATTTCCTTTAGTATCTGGAGTATGAATGTGCATATAAATAGCATGTGCTATTTCTTCCTTTATTCCTCCATCTACTACTATCCAAATGCTTTTTGGAGAAAGTCCAAAGCTGTCTATATTCATTGTATTGTTTCTTATCCCATTAGCACTTTTTACTCCTGGTAATTTTCTTATAGCATTTAAAATAGGTAATAAACTCCATTCACCTTTGCTATTACCAGCTAAATATCTTTTTAAATACTCATAATCAGTTTCAGAAGAAAGCCCACCTTCTCCAATTTCAACATTTTGTACATCAACTATTGATGCTGGAGCTTTTATAACTTTTTCAATTTTATTAATTTGGATGTTTCCTTCCTCTCCCTCGAATAGACTTTGAAATAGTATTGTTTTAGTCTTTGAAGAGTCTACTTCAAATCTTTCTATATTTTCATATTTCACTCCATTTTCAGCTTGTATGATAATGTCTCCTTGTAACACATCTACAAAATTAGTTGCTGTAACTTTACAATGTACTTGAGCTTTTGTTCCAAATCTTCTAGGAAAAAAATATAACAAATTGTCTAATTCCTCATTTTGTGCATTGTATATATTTAAACCCCTTGCTATTGAAATTGCTTTATCTTCCAAATAAGAACAAAGATATATGAAAGGTGCTACTAATTTATAGTAATCTCCAGTTGGTTCAACATTGAAATCACTTCCAAAATTTTCTTTTTTTTGTGCTTCTTTTTGTGCTAATTCTATAAGTCCTTGAAAGCCTTTTGTTTCAAATTTATCCACTGATTATCACCTCTTTCTCTATATTATTATGTTTCTTATGTATTATATATATTTTTGCCTTTAAAGTTCTTTCTGCTTCAGAAATTATTTGATAACTAACTGTTTCTATTTCAGCCCTATACCATTCTTGTAACTTTCTACAAATATGTTCAAGTTTATATTCAGCTACATCCTGTTCATTTATTATTCTTATATCAAGCCCTAAATTTTCATCATAAAAGCACTCAATTGAATATATTTTTAAAGAATTTACTACTCTCTGCCAGAACTCATTTATTCCTGAAATAGTTGAAAATTTAATATCTCCATCATCCATTTTTATAGCTTTCATTAAACTACTCCTCCACTTGTGTCATTTCCTTTTGCTACTCCTGAATGCTTATGATTTTTTAAGCTCTTATCTCCAGCCTTAACATCTTCTGTTGCTGAAACAGTTCCAGTTGAGGATATATTCCCAGTTTGTATTGTATTTCCTTTTTGAGTAGTATCTCCAGTTATTTCAACATTTCCTTTTTGACTAGAATTTCCTTTTAAATCAATATTCCCTTCCTCTAATCTATCTCCAATAATTCTAATATCAGAAGGAAATTCAAGACTTTCAGTAGCATTTGGAATTGTGAAAGGTAAAATAAAACCATTGTTTAAGTTATTTCTTCTGTTTGAATCCATAACATCATGAGAGCCTTGACTTATATATGAGGAAATATCAAAAGTTAATACAAAGTATGGCATTATATCCCCTTCTTTGATATTCCAATCAATGTGGTCTTTACTATCTCCAAATAATGCCACTGGAACATTACGAAGTACAGGTAGAGCAACCCCATTTGGACTAAACAAAGGCTCAGCATCTACAAATCTACCCTTTCTTGTTTTTTGTATTTTTACTAGAATTATCCTTATGTTTTCCATCATCTTTCATCACTTTAACTCCTAATTTCATATTCCAGCTATCACTTAGACTAATGCTTACCTCTTCCACTTGCATAAATCCACTTACATCATCACTTTCAACGTATATTACATCTCCTTTTTTTATGTAGTGAATTGGGAAACATTCAATAGTATAGTCATATTTATTACTCTCTTTTATAGTTTTCTTTTTTTGCTCATTTTCCCATTTATCATCTTTTTTACTCTTTGCTTTTTTATTATCAGATTTTTTATTTACTTTCACTTCTTTTTCTTGCTGTTCAACAGCTTCAGGATTATGAATCAACCCACTTTCAAAGCTTAAATAAATTGCTTGATCTTTTTGTTTATCTGTATAGATATAAAGATCATCACCTTTTAAAGTCATTTTACTCTCTGAGTCTTGAACTAATTCTCTTAACTCTTGAAATCCTTGACTATAGCAAGTAAAACCATTAGTGTAAATTTTATCTTTATTAAGTTCCATAGAAATAAGATTTAAACCTAGTTCCTTAGTAACTTCCTTAATAGCTTCTGATATTCTTACATTCCCATCCAAACTAATAGAAACTATTTTACTGCTATTCTTAGTTCTCTCTGAACAGGTTAGCTCTTGAACAAAAGAAGCTCCATCCTTTGCCTTTTTCTTTTTAATAACTTCATACTTAGAATAATATCCAATATCAGAATCATATCCAAACCAAAGCTCTATCTCACTTCCTACCTCAATATCTTGACTTAAATTGTATATTTTAAATGTTCCTACTCCTACTT